CCTCTACAACGATGTGCAGGCCAGCGCCCGGCTTCAGCGCCACATGCAGGAGGAGCGCGTCGAGCGGGGCCAGTACCTGGAGCGCGCGGCCGGCACCGGTGCGTTCTCCGGTCTCGTCGTCCCGCAGTACCTCACCGAGATGTACGCCCCCGCGGTGAGCAACCTGCGTCCGTTCGCGGACGCCTGCAACCACCACGACCTGCCCCCGAACGGGATGACCGTCAACATCTCCCGGATCACCACGGCAACGTCGGCGGCCCTGCAAGCGACGGAGAACGTCGCCGTGTCGGCAACCGACATCGACGACACGCTCCTCACGGAGAACGTGCAGACCGCGGCCGGGCAGCAGACCCTGTCCCGCCAGGCGATCGAGCGCGGCACCGGCATTGAGGGCGTCGTCATGGACGACCTGTTCCGCCGTTACGCGGCGACCCTCGACTCGACGCTGTTGAACCAGGCCACGACCGGTCTGGATGCTCTGGCCGCGACGACGTACAGCTACGTCGACGCGTCGCCGACGGCGGCCGAGATGTGGCCGAAGCTGCTGGGTGCGGCCTCGGGCGTGGAGACTTCGCTGCTGGGTTACGGCTCGGCCGATATCGCGGTCATGCACGCGCGGCGCTGGTTCTGGATGCAGTCGCAGCTCACCAACTCGTGGCCGCTGACCACTCCGCCCGGATTCCAGGGCGGCATGGGTGCCCCGCTGGCAACCTCGAACGGCCGGGACTACGGCCAGGGTGCTCGCGGTGTCCTCCCGTCAGGTCTCGTCGTGATCACCGACAACAACGTGACCACGACCGCGGGCGGCGGCACCGAGGACCGGATCTACGTCGTGTCCTCGCAGGAATGCCACCTGTGGGAGGACCCGAACGCGCCGGTGTTCATCCGGGCGGAGCAGGCCGCGGCGGCTTCGCTGGGCGTCCTACTCGTGCTGTACGGCTACTTCGCGTACACGTTCCGGCGCTACACCTCGGCGGTGCAGGCGATCTCCGGTACCGGCATGATCGCCCCGACCTTCTGAGCCGAATTTTCGGCCGAAAACCACTTTTCGGTCCGACCCGAAGGAGGTCGAAGTGCCGTTCGGATTGCAGAACGCGTCAGGCGACATCGTGCTGACCCTCGCGGCGGCGGCGGCCACCATCAGCAGTGGCCCTATTGCCGCGGGTGGCCTGGCCGGGTATTGCCTGGCCATGTACCAGATCACGGCCATCACGGGCACCAGCCCGACGGTGGTCTTCAGCCTCGACGAGTCGAACGACGGATCCAGCTGGACAGCGGTTACCGGCGCCGCCACCGCATCCCTCAACGCGGCCGGCTCCGGTGTGATCTTCGGGAAGATGACCAAGCAGTTGGTCCGGGTCACAGCGACCATCGGTGGCACATCTCCAGCGGTGACAGCCAACACCGCAGCCATCGTTTTCCCCGAGTGAGGAGCTTCAATCATGGCAACCGATGAAGTCGCGGACTTCGAGCAGCGCAACACCGACCCGACTGTCCCGTTCGACGGCTCCGACCCGGCGAACATCCCGGGACCTGGCAGCAATGTTCAGCTGGAGATCGCAGCCCACAAGCGGGCTGAGGCGGCAGCTGGCCTGTCCACCTACCTGCGCCCGGCGCAGGCCGACCAGGAGGCCGAGTCCGGCGACGTGGTCTCCGATTCCGACGTCAACGCGAACCCGGCAGGCGGTATGACCGTTGGCGAGGACGTTGGGGCGAAGGCTCGGGCGGACGCGAAGGCTGCCGCGGACAAGGCCGAGGCAGACGCGAAAGCTCGCACGGAGCTGGGGACATCCGGTCGGACTTCACGCAGCGGCAAGCAGCAGACGAGCTGAGCTGTGTCGACCCTCCGGGTGCTGCGCACCGCTAAGACGACGCTCTCGCGGACGTTCTACCTCGACGAGGTAGCGACCTCCGCGACGGGCGTCGTCACGGTGACCATCACCCGGGAGGACGGCACGGTTGTTCAGACCGGCAACGCGACTGGCCCCGACGCCAACCAGGTGTACACGTTCACGTTCAACGGCTCCGACATCCTGGACCGGCTGCCCGTCTCGTGGGCGTTGACGGTCGGCGGTGATGCCCTAGTCCTCGATCAGGATGTGATCGAGGTGGTCGGCGGCTACTACTTCGGGCTTTCCGAGGCCCGGCAGATCGACACTACGTTCACGAACATCACCCGTTACCCGACCGCGGACGTGATCGAGGTGCGCACGCAGGTCGAGGTCGAATGCGAGAACATCTGCCGCCAGGCGTTCGTCCCCCGTTTCGAGCGGGAGCGGCTGGACGGTCACCCCCAGCAGCGACACCTGCGGCTTCGGTGGCCCTACATCCGCAAGGTCCGGGCGGTGACCGTCAACGGGGTGGCGTGGGACCAGGCCCGCGTGGACGCGATCGGCCCGGACCGGTTGGGCATCATCCGGCCGGGCACCGAATGGTGGTGGTTCTGGGGCGGCGGCTTCGGCTCAGTGTGGCCGTGGGGGATCGGAAACATCGTCGTCGAGTACGAGCATGGCCAGGACCGGCCGGACCCGGACATTGTGCGCGGTTCGAAGCTGCGCTGGAAGTCGCTGATGTTCGAGCGCAAGTCACGCAGCCCGCTGCCGGACCGTTCGGAGCGTCTGCAAACCTCGGAGATCGGTGTCGTCTCACTGGCCAGCGAGTCGCAGTGGTCGACGGGCATCCCCTCGGTTGACGCTGCGTACTCGCGGCACCCGTCACCGCGCCCGGGTTTCGGGTGATGACGTGACGACGATCCTCGCGTTCGCCCTGAAACGGTCGGTGATGGCCCGGCTTCAGGCCATCAATACGGGTTCGATCCCGCCGCCGGCCGGCGCCGAGATGCTTACCAGTTCGGGGGTGCAGGTGAACCCGATCCTGCCCGCCGAGCCGGACCGTATCTGCGTGTACGGCACCCCGGTCCGCTCCACCCGGCAGATCACCACAGCGGAGCGGACCACCTGCACGGAGTCGGTGGCTTGCGAGATCCGCATCCGGGTGTATCAGCCGGGCGAAGCAGATGAGGACGTCGGCGACGTCGACCTGTTGACGAGTCAGCTGTGCAACGCGGTCGCGAAGGCGGTGATCGACGGTGACCCGCTGGTCGATCGGTCGCTGGGTGACCTCTACCTGTACGAGGTGTTGCAGTGGCCGACCGCGGTCACGCCACACCCGGAACCGTCGGTTACCGGCCTCGCGTCGCTGGTCTTCCAGGCGGAGCTGATGACCAATTGACGAACCGCGCCGAGTACAGGGTGACCCCGATCCCGGGCGCCGGGTTGCAGATAGCCCGCTCGCCTGAGATGCGCGAATGGCTCAAAGAGCGGGTGGC